TCAAATAATTGTTTAATTTTAAAAATACTATTTTCTTCTCTTGTAAATAAACCTACAAATGCTGCTTTATTATCTTTTGTAGAAGTTGCTTGTATTCTAGTTAAATATCCAGTTTTATCTGCAGGAATAGTATAATTAGCTTGTAAAGTTTGATTATCATAGTCAGCTTCCATTCTAGATTGTTCATTACCACCGATTGTTGCTGTAATTGTTCCTTCCATTCCATCACTTGCCCCTGCTGTCATCACTTCCATTCGATTGACTCTTAAAAAAGTACTTGTAGAATTAACATTGGTTGTACCATTCATGGTAATTGTTTCTTCTTGAAAATCATAATCACCATCGATTCCTTGTATCTTAATTGTTCTAGCACCTGTACCTGCAGAAGTATCATTTGCATCATCTGATACAACAGTAACTGTTCCAGCAGAAGTTGGGTAAGTAAAATTAGCAGAACCTAATGCAATTACTTCAAATGAAGTTGGTACTTGGTCATTGAATCCAAATTTGTTAATAGATGAAAGTCCAGCAATATTACCTTTTGCAATATCCAATGCAAAACTAAGTTCTCTATTTACATTATTGCAAGACATTAATTTCTACCCGTAAACCAAGAATACCTTTCAGTCTCTTGTTTTAATTCATCTAAGAAAGTTGAATTCAATTGTTCTGTTATTAAAGCAATTGCTCTGTTAATTTGTTTCTGGTTAGAAACATCGTATTCTTCTTTTGGTTCTGGTATTCTTACTACTATCTTTGCCATTAATAACCTGATCTTCCTCTGCTTGTTTTAGGTGAAAATTGACCACTACCTGCTGATGTTCCTGCTTTATCTGCACTTGAAGTATCAAAACCTCCGCCGCCTCCGCTGTGTATTCCACCGCTTCCACCATGATATGGATTAGTTATATTAATTGTTTTAGGTGTTGTTGTAGTGTATGCAAAATCAGCTGTGTCACCAATATCCATTATACCGCCTGGCGCAACTGATAAACCTTGATCAATAACCGCACCTGGTGCAACAGCTAAACCTCTATCAATAACAGCTCCTGGAGCAACAGCTAAACCTCTATCAATAACAGCTCCTGGAGCAACTGATAAACCTGAAGCAGGTGGTACTCCATAACCTGGGAAACCACCAAAAGAAATAGGAGCTCCTGTTATTTGTGATCTTAGTATTTCTTCTAATGTTTCATCTTCGTCGTCTTCATTATATGTAGATGGGAAAGTTAAATCTCCTTGAACATCTGGTCCTGTAAATTGATACTTAGGATCTTTTTTATATTCTTCTGCTAATATATCTTTAGTTCTAGTTCTAGCCCCACCAAATAAATCTTGTGCTTCATCTAATAAATCTAATCTATTTTCTAAAACAGAAGTATCTAAACCTTTTGCTCTTTTTTCTGAAATTGTTTTTTGAATTCTTGCTCTTCTTTTATCAAAAGTTTCATCAGTTATTTTAGCTGCATTATATCCAGCCATGATACCTGCTGCAGTATTGTAATCATTACTTACAACTCTTCCAATATCATCTAACATAATACCAGAACCTAATAATTCATTTTCTAATCTTGCTCTTGGATTTACGGGAATTTTATCTTTAAAAAATTCTGCAACTCTTTTAGCTGCGCCTATTCCAGGAATCACATTTAAAATACCTGAAAATTTATTTTCAGGATATAGATACGAAGAATCTGCCAATATACCAGAAGGTATGCCTACACCACTTTTTGCCATTGCTTGTCTATAAGCATATGGGCTGTAGTCATCTTTAGTTCTTAATCTATTTGGATCAGGATTGTAAACACTAAAACCATCAGCTGCACCAGTATTAATTATTCCTTGTACAGGAGTTCCTGGTTGTGCTGGTGTATCTTCATCTTCTGCTGGTGGCACTAATGGTGGAATAGTATCAGGAAATATTTTACCATCTGGTAAGGCTTGTGCCAGATACTGCATCGCTAAATCATATAAAGTTGCCATTATCTTCTTCCGTCGGGTTGAACATCAATTTTAAATGTGCCAAATCTCCAAGATTGACTAATATCATCGTTTTCTATTTTAATATTAACGAACCTTCCTCTGGCTCTTGTATCTTTTTTATCAGTACTTGAATTGATTGTAAAGGGACTTAAAGTTGTGGTTGTTTCTGACTGCTGAGGATATCTTTTAATTGCCAATGTTATTTTACAATTACCCTGTAGATCTTTAAAATCTGGTACAAATCTTCTAACTGCTAAGAAAACTTCACCTGCTATAGTAGGCCCTGTTGCCTGACCCTGTGCTGATCTTGATCTTTGTTGTATATCAAAATCATAAGATTTTACATACGATGTAATAGTCGTAGTACTACCATCTGGATTGACTTGATCAGTTCCTACTTCATGTTCAAATAATGTAGTTTGACCCAATCCATCTTCACCTATAACCGCAGGAAAAGTACCACTAGCAGTACTATCAAATTTAGTTGCGATTGGATTAGGATAGATTGTTGCATCAATCCAAGAAGTTCTGGCTTCAGTTCCTGTATACCAAATACCACCTTTCATAGTTTCTCCATAGTTAAATACTACATATTGATCGTTGTAATCTGAACCTTGTGATGGATAATACCAAACAACTTCTGTATATAAATTATTTAAACCTGCATATATTTGTTGACCTTTAGTAGTATCTAATTGATCAAATACAAAATCTTCTACACTACATGGTAATGATTTAACGGTACCGTCAAACATAAAGAAACCATTATTAGATAACCAAAATGCAACCCCATCTATTTCAACAGCTGCGTTTTTACCAATCAATCCACAGTTCGTACCAACCTGTTCAAAACCAAACGTAAATGGAGCACCTACAAACTTCATAGTATATAAAGCATTGTCTGTCCAAATTAGAATAGTTTCTTTTGCTTTTAATGAACCTATTATTTTTGTACCATCTTGTAATCTTTGTGAACCTGCTGAGTTAACTGCAGTTGGAGTGTAATCGTTAATATCTTCTTGATCTGAAAATCTTATAAACATATCGTCTTGAGTAGATGTTGTGCCAATAGTTGTTTCGGTTCCTAAATGTATTAAGTGTCTAGTTGTAGGTGAAACAAGTGTAACTCTAGTTGCTGTTGGATTATTAGATGTAGAAAAACCTGATGTGCTTGTAGATGCTCTTACTGTTAATCTTGCTGCATTTCCTGCATCCCATGTAAATGTTTTTCCATTTGCAATTGTTGCAATTAATACTTGACCAAAATTACTTAGACTCCAGAGGCCTGGTTCCAGACTTACGTCAGATGCTGAAGCAGCTTCGCCCCAGGCACCACTGCCCCAGGTATCAATACCCCAACCATAACCATATGATTGTTCGGCAGGACCAACTTGTTCGTAAGGTATAACATCAATACTTCCACCTGTTGAAACTGTTGCAGTTGCATTTGAGCTTTGTGTAATTGTAAATACTGTTGATGATGTAATACCAGTTACTTGAAATAATTTATCTTCAAAATCAGAATTAGAATAACCTGTACCACCAGGTAAAGTTACATTATCTAATAAAACAATATCACCTGCAGATAAATTATGGCTAGATCCTGTTGTAATATCACAAATTGCAGAACCAGATGTTGTAGCAATCGTTGCAGATGATAATGTTGCTTTTAATGGAGTGATATCATACAGTTTACCTTCAAAATAAATAAGTAAAAATTTATCTGTACCAATTGCAACATATCTATTACCTTCTAAATCTACAAATGCAAATTCACGTCTTGCAACACCAACAATTGTATCCGTAATAAGTGATGACCAACCACCAACTTTTTCTGGTAATCCATATCTAAATCTAACGTTATCTGAATCTACCCAACGAAACTCGGCACCTGCATCGGTGTTCTGTTTATCTATTCCAGGTAAAACTTTGAAATCAATGAGAGCCATTGTTTAGCTCCTATATGTTATCTTTATATGCCCAGCCTCTTGTTGCATTAACATAGACTAATGTAAACGCCGCTGCGTTTGTTGAAACAGTTAGATCAGAAGCGGATCCTAAAATATTAGATCCATTTCTTCCGATTGTTAAATTGTTAGATGCAAGGTTTGCACCTGAATCTATGAAATGTACTTCATCACCTACTGATGGAGATGCTGGTAAGTTAATTGTAACTGGAGCACCAATACCACCTCCAGAAGTATCTACTAAAACTTGATCGCCATTGACTGCTGTGTAAGTTGCAGAAGGTGTGATGTACCCTTTAGTTTGTAATTTACCTGTGATGTTTGTACCATCAGAATATAATACTGTTGTAGAGCCAACTGGTAAAGTTAAACCTGTCCCTGATACTGTTTTAACAGTTAATGTAAAACTAGAAGATGATCTGTCTGTTGCATCTTCTACAATAAATACTCTTTCTGCAGTGTCTGGCATAGTCACCGTTCTATTTGCAGTTAAAGTTCCAGTTAATTTGTAATATAAATTTTTACCATTTGATGTTGCATAATTAGCTAAAGATAATGCTACATCAGCTGAACCTACTGCTAGAGATAAATATCCAGATGCAGCTTGTTCTAAGATCTGTAAATTTGTATTAGTAATGGTACCCCATGTACCAGATTTTTCACCTGTAGTAATTAGTTCTAATTTTAAATCATTTGACGTACTTGATGCCATTTATTCTCCTATGGGTTATCTGGATCTATTGGTATCCAAATTCCTGTTGCGTTCGGATCTATCGGGATCCATGATATCACAGAAACGGTACCAGTTGCAAGGTTTATTTGATTACCTGTAACATTAACAGGAGTATTTAAATCGACTTGAACATTACCAATAGCCGTGTTTATTTGATTACCAGTTGGTTGAACGGTAATATTAACAATACCGACTCCTGCAAAAGGTGCTGCTGCAAATGTGGTTGCTCCAAAAAACATAATTAACTACCTAGTGACGTTTGCACTGGCTCCCATTCTTGAGTGGCACCAGGTACAATACCATCCCATTTTTTAACGTTTATCATACTTGTACCAATTTCTAAACCGCTACCTGCAGGTAATACTGTTGCTTTTGCTTGAACAACAACGGTTCCTGTAGATAAATTTTGTCTATTTGTTGTAACAATTGCTGTCGCATTTGCTTTTGTAGTTACATTACCTAATGCAATTTCAACTCTATTTCCTGTAACACTAATATTTGCATCTGCAACAACTGTGACATCACCTGTGTCTGTATTAACTCTTGATCCTGTTGGTAATACATTTGCATCCGCTGTTGTAGTAACAGTTCCATCAGCAATATTGACACCAGATCCTGTAACAGAATATATAAATTTAAATGTAACAGTTCCTGTATCTAAATTAATTCTTGATCCAGTAGGTGAAATGTTTGCAGCTGCAGTTGTGGTTACATCGTTTGTTGTTAAATTAACTCTATTACCAGATACCCCAACTACATCTGCTACATTAACTGTACCTGTTGTAAAGTTTGCCTGGTTTCCTGTAACACTGACATCGGCCCCTGCAGCAACCGTAACGGTTCCTGTAGATAATGCAGTTGCAATTCCATCTACACCAATAACATCTGCTACTTGTAAATTACCAATACTTAAATTAGCTTGACTTCCTGTAGGTAAAACAAGTGCCTTACCAAGTACAACAACGGTATTATTAGATTGATTAATCTGTGAACCTAATACATTAACAAATGCATTTGGATTGAACCCTACATCTGAGAAGGGTGCTGCTGCAAAGGAAGTTGCACCAAAAAACACGGCTACCTCGCAGTGGCTGGGATGTTATTAGTTCCAACTAGGGGCTGTTCGGCAAATGCCATGTAGATATATGATGCACCAGAACCATTAATTTCTCCATCAGCACCATGAACTTTAAAACCATTGGATAATAAATCTATTTCATTACTAGAAGAAAATTCAGCACCACTAGAATTGGCTCTTAATCTTTGACTTGTTGATAAATTAGATGTGTTTCTTTTATTATCTTGCATAATCCAATTATCAGTTTGAGTATCTATAATTTTAATTAAAACAAAAGCTGGTTTAAAACCTGTATAAACAAATGCTCCATCATCATTATTATTCCCAACATAAGAACCAAACTTGCTGTAGCCTTTTTTCTCTGCGAAGCAGTAGGCAATCATACCATTACCATTATCATTTGTGTTACTCCATGTTCCAAGAGTAAATACACTTGAAGTAGGCTCTGTATCATTAAAAGGTGCAGTTGAAGTACCTAATGTACCTGTATTATTTAACTCTATATATTTTGTAGCTGGTTGTGTGCCATGAAAAACAACCCAATTTCCAGCACTCTCTCTAGTTTTAATTATCATCATTGATGGTTTTACACCAAGTCCATGACCAACTGTTGCACCAGCAGTAGCATTTCCTGTATAAGACACAATACTAAATCCAGCAGTAGTATTAGCAGAAACACTTGAGGTTATGCTTCCATCGTTGTTTGATGATGCTGTGCCACCAGCTTTCCATGACCATGAAACAAAAGTAGAAGTATTTTCATTAAAACCAGCTTCTGAACCTAAAGTAAAACCATCTGAATCAAATGATGTTACTGTGTTTGCTGATGTTGCTTCAGCATCAGTTCCATTTACTTTAAGGTTTTTTAATACTCCTCTAACTGTATCAAAAACACCATGAGAATATGCTACACTTCTACCTTTTAACCATACCCAATCTGGACTGAAGTTGACTCCGCTTATACTTTGTGTGCTACCATTTCCTGTATAAAGTTTAGTATTAAAATAATCTTCTGGTTTATTTATCTGTGCCATTAACTATACTCCTGTGCATTAATTGATTTAGTACATAATGCTCTGTAACCTGTAGGGACATCATATTCGAAAATCCCGATTCCGTCATCTGGGTTTTGTGCTGATGATACAGCAGTTGTGCCGAAATATCCATTACCGAAGTTTGCTTGGAAAGTTCCTGTGTTAGTATTATCATAAAAACCATTTTCAGCAAAATATTGACCTAATGGTGTTGAAGCTGGATCAGTAATAGACATTGCACCAGTTCCTGTTGCACCAGATGTTGGATCACCACTATTCTGCCAAGTTCCATTTTTAGAAAAATATAATTTATTATTATCTAAATCTAATGCTATTCCAATAATATCTCCTACTCCATAAGTATTTACTGAAATTTGTAAAGAATCATTACTTCTTAATTCTCCAGCATACCAATAACTATAATCAGTTGAATTAACTCCACCTCTTTGCTGATTTCCTGTTGCTTGATTAGAGCCTATACCTATTGTTGCATAACTACCACCAGAACTCACAGCAGAGTGTTTAATTTCCCAATACCATTTTCCACTAGATACTCCTAAATTTGATTTAACAGGAGTCCAATTACCAGCACCAGATGTTGTTGTAGTATTACCATTACTAAAAGTAGCACTAGGATAATAATTATCTAAAGCATTCATAGTAGCAAAAACATTACTAGGTGTATCTATTGTCTGTGTGCATGTTCCATTAACCGTGAAGTTATTTCCATTACCAGAACTATCTGTACCCATAGAACCAGAGTTTTCAAATTTTAAAAAGAATCCATTTGTACCATAAGTAACTGATGGTGCAGTTTTAGGTTTCCATATTCCAGTTGTAGAATCTGTTTCACCAAAGTCACTTGCTGAATACTGTGTTCCATCTATAAAATGAACATGAGCCATTGAGCCATCCCAAAATTGTGCTGAACCTGTAAAAGTTCCAATATACATTGTATGAGAACTGTCTGGTACTTTTATGTCATCATTTTGTGATGGATATGTAGATGTTGAAAATGAAGTTTCTTGAACACCATTAACATAAATTTTTACTCTATTTGATTCTGTAGCTTGTGTAGTATCAACTGAAATTACAAAATGGTAAAAACCATTAACATCTCTATATTCTGCATCTGTTATAAATCTTAAATTATATGCACCATTATTATTTTCTATTTTAAAATTTTCATTTCCATCTATTGCACAAGTTAATCTTGATGAACCAGAAACATAATTGTTAAAAATGTGCATATCATCACTTTGAGAACCTTGTGATTTTTTTACCCAAAAAGAAAATGTAAATATTTTTGAACTTGTTGGTGTGCTAAATGTTTTTGATAAATAAGTTGATGCCATGATTAGTTAAACTGACCCCCATTATTAATTCCTACTGTTACTGTAATAGAGAATGCTCTATCAGCAGTCTGACTCTCTGCATCCGTTGCTCTAATTGTAAAGTTGTAAGTTGTCTCTGAAGTATCACTACCTGATTCTGTTCCAGTGATTGCTCCATTTGAACTATTTAAACTACCACCTGTTGGTAAAGCTCCAGATACAATAGAATAAGTGACAGCACTATCAGATGTAGCCGTAACTGTAAAGCTGATTGATCCACCTTGTGCAACAGAACCTAAACTACCTGCAGCAGTGGACCAAGTTGGTGCATCAGAAACCGTTAGTAAAGCAGTTGAAGATCTTCCTGCTAATCCATCAGGATTCTCGACTCTAATATAATAAGTGCCATCTACAGTTAAAGTAAAAGCTGCTGTGATTGATGTTGCACTGTTAAATGTAACTGTGTCTGCATTGTAGATTGCACCCGTTGTTGAGATTGCATTGACTATTGCACCGTTTACAAAATTAGTTCCTGTAATTGTAACTGACGTTTGTGCATTTGTAATTGTATCAGGAGATAAAGATGTAACTGTTGGTAAAGTAATTGCAGTAACTGATTCTCCATTTACTAATAATGTCGGTACCGATAATGTAGCACCACCTGCAACCGCAACTGTTTGGCCTGATTGACCAACTGTTACTGTACCTGCAGATTCTTGGATAATATCATTACCGTCTTGATCTTGTACTGTGTCTACTTTTAAAATTCCTGCCATTATGATACCGTTAATAAAGTTGATGCAGATCTTCCTGCAAAACCTGTGTTATTTTCTACTCTAATATAATATGAGCCTGCAATCAATGTAAAATTACAAGTCAAAGAACTTGAACTATTGTAAGTGACTGTATCTGCTGTATTTATGGCACCTGTTGAAGATATTGCTTCAACGACTGGTGTTGCAACAAAACCAGATCCTGTAATTGCTATTGATGTTTGAACGGATGCTGATGCAGTTGTAGGACTGATACTTGATACAGTTGGAAATATTCTACCAGTTACTGTTTGACCATTGACCAATAATGCTGGAGCGGTCATCGTTGCACCTGAAGGAATCGTCACGGTATTACCTGATGCCGCCATGGTCACCGTTCCTGCAGACTCGTTGATTATATTAGATCCACTACTATTTTGGATAGTGTCATTTTTTAGAATACTGGCCACGAGTTACCTCGCTGTACATGGTACGTTATTTGAACCTACTAATGATTGACCAAATGCCATGTAGATGTATGTTCCACCAGAACCATTTTCTTTATTATCTGTAGTTCTTATTTTAAATCCATTACTTAAAAAATCATTTCTAGCTGAAACACCTGTGTATTCAGCATTATTATTATTAGCATATAAAAGTTTGTATTGTACATTATGTGTATCTCTTGTACTGTCAAACATAGCCCAGTCTTCTACTGCACTTGATTTTTTAATTAAAACCCAAGCAGGTTTAAATCCTGTGTAAATAAATGTTCCATCAGTAGAACCATTACCAGTATAAGAACCAAACTTGCTGTAACCAGTTTTAGATGCAAAACAATAAGCTATGTAAGTTATTCCACTACTATTAACTTGATTATCATTTACAGTAAAAACTGAAGAAGTTGGAGAGGTGTTGTTCCAAACTGATGAACCACCTGACGCACTTGCACTGTCAAGATATGTTACTTTTGTATTACCTAGACTTTCATGATATACACACCATGATTGAGCATCAGTTCTAGGTTTTACTATTACTACTTGAGGTGTTACTCCTAAACCATGTCCAACAGTAGCAGGTTGTGAACCTGTACCTGTATAAGACACAATACTAAATCCTGCTGTCGTGTTTGCAGATACAGTTGATGTTATAGAACCATCTGTATTTGATGAACCTGCACCATTTGCTTTCCAATTCCATGAAACCATATCATTACCTGCATCTCCACCTGTTGCTCTACTATTACCTGTTGTAAAACCATCACTATCAAATGAAGTTAGTGTTTGTGCGTCTGTTCCTTCTGCACCACTAGAATTTGAAAATAATCTTTTTGTAACACCTCTTACAGCATCAAAAAGCATATGGTCATCTGCTACATCTCTATTTTTAATCCATGTAAAATCTGGTTGAAATCCTACACCTGTTACAGAAGTTGTTGCATCACTTGTTCCTGTCCAAAGTTTAGTATTAAAATTATCTGTAGATTTATTAATTGTAGTATAAGCCATATTATTCGTTTAACCCCTTAGTTGATAAAGCTGTGTAGCCAGTTGGTACATCATATTCAAATATTCCTATTCCACTTGCGTTAGTTCCTGCACTAGATACTGCTGTTGTTCCGAAGTAACCATTGCCGAAGTTTGCATCAGCAGAATTATTGTAAGCACAAAAACCAAAATGATAAATAGCATTTGCTGTTAAAGAAATAGCACCTGTTCCAGTTGAACCACTTGTTGGGTCTCCACTATTTTGCCAAGTTCCATTCTTAGAAAAATATAATTTGCTATTATCTAAATCCATAGCAACACCTATAATATCTCCATCTGCATATGTTGCATAAGGAGAGCCACCAGAATGTATTTCAACAGTGCTATCAATAATACTTCCATGACTTTGATAACCAACTCCACCTGCAACACCTGTTGTTTCATCAAATGTAGTTATATTTTCAGTTTTTCTTACACCAAACATTGTGTAACCATTGTTAGTATTTCTTCTAAATTCTGCATAAAACTTTCCAGAAGATGAAGCTAATGTAGACCACATACTTTCCCATGAGTTTTGACCACTTGTTGTTCTTAAATTTCCATGTGAATTACCATTAGTTCCTTTAACTAAAGGATTTCCTGTAGCAAAAACATTGCTTGGACAATCTTCAGTATTTGTAAGTGTACCTGCAGAAACTGTCCAGTTATTACCATTACCAGATTGGTCTGTTACTGAATTACCATCTTTAAGAATAAAATATCCATTAGTTCCATAAGTTACACTTGGAGAAGTGTTTATTTGCCATTCTCCAGTTGTACTATCTGTAGAACCAAAGTCAGATGCTTGATAAGAATAACCATCACAAAAATGAACATGAGATAAAACCATATCTGTATATAAATCAGAATTATAATTTCTTCTTCCCCAAGCATGAACAGTAGTGTCATTAACATATAAAATATTAGCACTTGCACTTGGCTCTACACTTGATTGAAAACTTGATACTTGTTCTCCATTAACATAATATTTAATTCTACTTCCACTTGATTGTGTAGTATCATGTGCCAAAACAATATGATACCAAGCGTTAGTATCTCTAAAAATTTGATTAGTATTATAGTTTATTTGATTATTAGCATTGTCTTTTGATAAAATTTGTAATTGGTCGCCAGAAGTAAATCTTATCATATAATAATTTGATGAATTTAAACCAGAAGAAAATATAGCTTTATCTGCACCATTACCTGCACTTGTAATTTTTACCCAAAAACTAAAAGTAAATTTAGTTTGAGTACCTGTGCTACTTGGTGTTCTTGTTAAATATGTACTAGCCATTAGTTAAATTGTCCCCCACCTGTTGCACCGAAGCTAGAAGTCAGACTAAAGTTTCTATCTGCTGTTTGACCTTCGGCATCAGTTGCTCTTAATGTAAAATTATATGTTGTTGCAGTGGTGCTTGAACCACCGAAATCTGTAGTAGTTATAGCACCTGTTGATGAATTAAGCGAGCAATTTGCTTGAGATGCGTTAGTTAATACGTTTGTTGTCTCTGAATATGTAATAGCTGAATCTGATGTTGCAGCAACCGTTGTAACTGTTCCAGAAAAATTACCTGCAATAGTACCTAAATCACCTGCAGCAGTTGTCCATGTTGGAGCGTCTGATACCGTTAATAATGCTGTAGTCGATCGAACTGCTAGACCGTCATTGTTTTCAATTCTAATATAATATGTGCCATCTGTTGTTAATGTAAAGTTACAAGTAAGTGATGTTGAGTTATTAAAAGTCACACTGTCTGCAGGAACAATGATACCTGTTGTACTTTGTGCTTCAACAGTTGGTATTGATACAAAATTCGTTCCAGTAATTGTTATTGATGTTTGAGCATTGGTAATTGTATCTGGTGAAATAGAACTGATTGTTGGATTCGCAGAAGTAACAGATTCACCATTTACTGTTAAGGAATTCGTTGCTGTAATATTAACAGCAGAAATATTTCCTGCAGTAGAAATCGTGTCACCACTATCACCAATAGTAAATGTGGTTCCTGTTCTAGGTGATATTTTATTTACTTTTACTTCACTCATATTATATTCCTATTAGTGCCTTCACTTCTTCTTCGGTTAAACCTAAGTCTAAAAGTTTTTGTTTGCCAGATGCTTTTTTAGTTTCTGCGTTTGCTTCAGCATCTTTTAATTCTTGTATCTTTGCATTTACTTCTTCTTCAGTTGGCATAGTTGCACCATCTTTTATAATTTTAATATATTGGTATTGCATACGATCAGAGTTAGGAATTACATTTCCATTGTCATCTTCTTTTTTCCAACCATACCAATTACCACCATTAAAACTGTGTAATGCTTCTTGAAAATAATCTCTATTCATTTTATGTGTCTCCTAATCTTATAAAAGTGAAATCGTTACTTTCGTTAAGTGATGTGCTACCAGCTATAAAAGTATTATTTTGACTTTCGACTGTAAATTTTATTTTATGAGTTGATGTATTAGTTACATCAAAAAAAGTAGAAACACTTAAATTTTGATAAGTATGATCACTTATGTACTTTAAAGAACTATTCATTCTTGAAATAGTGTTGTAACTTGAATTGTTAGTAGTCGCATTTATTTTAAATTCAAAATATCTGCTATCGTTTTGATTAGCAGTCGTATCAAAGAAACCTAAATTTACTACAATGTAATAAATGCCTGTTTCTGGAAAACTAAAAATACCAGAGCTTTCTGTCATTCCACTTCCTAAAGTTCCTTGACCACTTCCATCAATTCTTTCCCAATTTGCAGTAATATCTGAACCTGTTGATGTAACTGATTTTTGTGCAGTTAATCTAAATTGATCTGCTACTGTAATTCCACCACCTTTAATTAATGAGTAATCAATTCTTTTTAATGTACCAGCATCTGATACTAAAAATTCGTCTGTATCTGCTGGTTCACTAGCAAGTTCTGTTTGAGCAGAGATAATATCATTATTTAATTTTGCTCCAGTAACTGTGCCATCACTTGGAGTAATAGTTCCAGTTAACTGAGAAGCAGCAATACTTTTATTTGTTAAAGTCTGTGTTCCATCAGTCGTTACAACAGTTGCAGGTAAAGAAGTTGTTGCATTTGATGCATCTAAAGTTACACCTGTAGGAATTGTAACTGTATCTCCTGAAGTACCTAATTCTAAATTAGTACCTGATTGTGGATCTATTTTATCTACTTCTAATTTACTCATTATATAATTACCAATGTTCCTGTTACAGTTTGTGTTCCAGTAATTGTTACTGGTCCTGCTAATACTCCTGATACTAATGTTTGATCATCAGATATTGTTGAGTTGTGAGTATTAACAAAAGTTTGCGCTGTCATTCCTGCAGAAGGTGTTCTTGATGCAGGTAATGTACAAAATACTGTTTTAGTACCAGCTGAAAAATTGACTAAAGCGTCAGAATTAGAAGATGAAATAACTGTTGTTCTTGCCAATGTATCAGGAGTGGCATCAGTAACCGTACCGATCCCTACTTCAAATTCATTAGTTCCGTCATTAGAGATAGCATAGTAAGTTACATTACCATCACCAACACCAGAAACAAAACTCTCGAAACCAGTTTCAGCACCAGCTAAATCAAAAGTTCCAGTTCCAGTAGTTGTACTAGTCTCTTTGACTCTATCATTAAGTACAAAAGCCATCTACTTCTCCAAATTTTTACGCATCGCCAAGTCTAATGATTGCATTAGAAGAATCAGCAGTTGGAAACTGAATAACGAAATCACCGTTAGTCGCTGTTTTTGTTCCGCCGAAATCTAAAACTAATACTGCTTCATTAGAAGTTCCTTTATAAATCAGAGCACCCACTGCTGATAACGTTACAGATGAGAAAGTTAAATCTGCAAAGTCAACGTAAGCAATGTTACTTGATACTGCAACACCATTATTAGTTAAAGTATTTCCACCCGCTGTATAGTTTGTACCAGATGAAGAAACTTCATTAGTAGTTGTATAAGCTGTAGTTGAAGTACTGAAACCAGAGATGTCAGTGTATAACGCAAGTTTAAAAGTTGATCCACCAGATGAATCAAAATCAAACACGCCACCAAGTAGGTCTGTTTTAAAAGAGTCAGGTACTATATTAGCCATTATTTATCTCCTTAGTATTTTGATGGTGATTCAGATTTAAGAGGAGTACGTATGGCCCCATCTTGCCATTCGTCTCGGCGTCTACGACCTTGTTGTTCGATCGCGTACGATTGTAAAGCTCTTTTGAAAGAGGCTTCGTAGTATTGTAACATATCTGCGGGCCCTTTCAAGTATCCATATGCTTCTACCAGAGTTCCATATAAAAGTAAATCCTGATATTTATTAGATACATAAGTTCCAGATGCACTTACAGAAGAATCAGTTAAGCTAATTGGTTGTTTAGTATAAGCTAAAGTTATTGAATAAGTTGAATCTGGAGTAGGTGCAACTACCCAATAGTTTGCATCCCAGTTACCATAATATTTTGGAAGTCCAGATTGAGTACCTGGAGTGTCATAGTATTCTGCCATAAAGCTTGTGTCTCTTTTTTCTAAAAATACTTGATTACCAGATGAATCAGTTAATTGTGCATATCGAATAAATCTTAAATCTGATGGAATAGTTACATATCTATTTCCAGTTTGTAGGTTTGATGTAGCATAAAATCTATTGTCATCAGAATCAGCATCTCTATAAATTCTGTTTTCTGCATTTTTAATCATTGTGTTTAAAACAGAATTACTTAAAACAGAACTATCTACTTCTGTGTAGTCTCTAACGTCATCTTGTAAATTTGTAAGTGTGTATGCCATTATGGTGTCAATGTAACTGGACCAGCGGTCACAAACATTCCTCCTGCTTTTTCTGTTAATGCAGCTCCAGATCCACAATCAAATGTGTAACTATTTGCATCAACCTTAGTTATACTAAATCCTGAAGAATTTTCAAATACTGTATAAGCTAATCCTCCTGGTGATCCATTTACATTTCTAAAAACAACGGTGTCTGATGTGCTTCTACCATGACTTGGTTCAGTTACAGTTACTGTTGAAGACCCAGAAGTTAAAGAAAGAGGATTACCTGGTAATAAATTTTGTGTTGCAGGCTCTGTTCTTGCAGGTCTAGCATTTTCTAAACCTTGTGGGTCTCCAGTAAATCTTGTTGGCTCTAATTGTGGTTGTTTAGCCTCGAATTCGGAAACATGCACCAGGGAGCCATTCCATTCTTTTACCATTTCATTGTATGGAAAAGCCATTCCTGATCTGTCTGATATAGCTTGTGCATATTTTCCTTTAGATAATTTAGACATTTGGATAATAAGTTTTAGGTGTTATGTAAGAACTAGAAGAAGAACCATCTTCTTGTAGTGCTCTGTTTAATTCATCTTCGTAAAGCATTTTTAGCATCTGAACTCTATCTGGTGCAAACTTAACTGCTAAATAATATGCTAGACCTGCTAACATACATGGTACAAATCTATAAGGTACGTCTGCATCATTAGTATAGTCTCCTGCATCTTGAATTCTTTTTACATAATAATAATTAATTGTATTACCTGCCTCACTTGATCCTGGAGTTAAATATAAAGTCACTGTCACTTTATCTATAAATCTTTGAACAAAATATTGAGTAGGCTGACCTTCGGAAGTTTTATTTGATAATGCTTGATATGTTGATCTATTAATTTTTGTAAGTGGAGTATCAACGTTTGATGAGTTTCTGTATGATGCTTCTAATATATCATCAACACCATAAACAGCAGTTGCATCAGAAGTACCATCAGCTGTTGAACGATACATTGTATAAGTTGCTTGGCCATCTACTAATGTAATTGAATTGTTTGCAACTTCCCAATAATGCAAACCTCTGTTAGCCCATTCTTGAAACATAATGTTTAAAGAACGTCTAGCTCCTTTTAATTGATAACCAGATACACCTTGAATTCCTATTCTCTCATATGCTTCTTCAACAATATCAGAAATAGAAAAACCTTTTTCAAATGTAGTTGTACCAGAGGTAGTGTTAGCCATTTAACCTCCTATTTGTCTAATAACACAGTAGCAGAAGTATCAGCTCCAATTGCAGAACATTTCATTCCACCTGGAAATAAGATTCCATCTTCAGGAATGTTAAATGCAAACACATCACCCGCAGGACAACTTGTTGTAAATAAAGTTGTGCTGTCTGTATTGTCTTGCAAAGTTATTGCTTGTGTAGCAGATGCGTTATCATTTTCTAAAATGATTCCTCTTAATCTAGTTCTACCCGCAAATATAGCACCTGTTGCTGTAACTCTTACTGCTTTTACGTCACCCTTCATAATTTTCTCCTTAGAATTTATGTGGGCCCGAAGGCCCACATTAAATTAAGTATTACGCGTTGTTTATATTTTGAATATATTCAACTGTTACATAACCTGCTCCACTTGTTCCAGCGGAAAAGTCAATGTAAATTGGTAAATCACTTGTACCTATATCTGCCCAAGTATCACCATCTGCAATTGTACCTGTAGATCCATACTTAAATACATTAGCTGATGTCCCTGCTGCTAAAGCAGTAAACAATTCAGTTGATGTAGATGAAGTACCCATAGAAATATTAGCTGCATCACATGCAGTTGTAATATTAATGATGATCTCAGTAATTTGGCTATTAGCTGGAATTACAATTCCAGTATCTGCAGCTGTAGTTGATTGACTCCAAGATGCAGTTTGAGCCATTTTTACAAAACCAACGTTTTTAACATTAGTTCCAACTGTTGATCCAGTTGTATCTTTAATTGTTCCAGCCTTAATTGGGCCAGAAAACGTAGTAGTTGCCATAGTATTATCCTCCTAATCGTATTGATATAGTCTTTAGGCCGTCGACTATACTCGTCTATATCAATTTTGTTTTGTATAGTGATTATTTTATATACTACTTTTTAATAGAGTGCAAGAGAGCCTGTAATGTGGAGTGGAATTTTTCCAACGATGTAGCTTTTTATTAAGTAGCTACAGAAACTTGGGGAGCAACCTCATTAACCTTATTATTTAAATTAGCCTCTTTTGCTTCGGCCATTTTAATATGGTTAATTACTTCTCTAACCTTATGGTCTATTCTGACCATATTGAGAGTATATCTACCCTCGTTAAGATGCTCCTGCTCCCATTGTAGATCCAACACTTTTTTCTGTTTGTATAGATCCTGCAGATGTTTTTGCATCGTCATTTATAACCTCCTCATAGGTTATTCTGTTCAACTCAGAACTGTAACTAGCTCCAAGATGTTCCCAATTTATATCATTTTCTCCTAGCTTGTCAAGGATAGCATTTTCCAAGCTTTCTGGGTTATCTTGGGATAAAACTTCAAATTTTGCGTGGTGATCGTAGGCCCAAATGTTTACTAAAAATTTTTTCATAATCTTTCTATTATAATACTTAAATGAGGCGAGATTGTGTCCCGCCTCAAATAATTTAATTATTATGCACCTTCAACACCGAAGATACCTCTGAAGTCAGATACACCAAATGAGTATCTTTCTCTAGCTTTGTATCTTACGTTGCCAGTATCAAAGTCACCTTCCATAGCAGTTTTAATTGCTGCTCTTTCAAAGTACTTCATACCATTTGGCACGTCAGTGATAATGTAGTACGCATCTGTGTCAGTTAAGAAATTGTTCACTCTGTAACCTTGAGGAACCATTCCCATAGAAACGATTGCGTTGATATCATTATCAGCAGTTCCAACTCTACCTTGAGACTTCATCAATCTTTCAGCAGTGAATTGTAATTCAGAAGGAATAATCATTTTTACTCCTCTTGCAGCAATTTTAAGACCTCTTTCGTCTGTCATTGCAGCAATGTCGATTAAACACTGTTCTAATGAAGTTTCATTCAAGTCTGCTTGAGTTGTTAAAGTGTTTTGAACAGTACCTGCGATTGTTGGGTGAGCAGTGTTAAATAAAGAAACACCATCACCTGAATCGTAGCCATCAGTTGTAGGTAAACCTTGAATTAATGGGTTTACTGCTTTAACTTGTTTTGTGTTCGCCATAGATCTAGCTAATGCTTTTGTGTATCTACTAGCAAGTCTGTCATACAAGTTATCTTCAATCGCTTCTTCAGTGATTGAAAACGCTAAAGCTACAGTCTCGTGAGTGTATCTAGCAGTGTAAGTCTCTTGAGCATTGTCAAAAGTTATACCAGAACCCTCAGCTTTAACTTGTGCTTGAGCAAAACCTGATAACATAACTTCTTCTTCAAACGCTCTGTCTGAAGATTCAGTAGTGTATATTTCAGCATGCTGATTCTCATAACGTTTATATTCCAAGCCGAATAGAGCATTCAAACCTGGTTCTAGTTCTTTAACTAGTTGTCCTCTACTTATCGCCATAGTTATTCTCCTCTATTATACTCCAGCTGTTTGTTTTAAGAAGTGTTCGTTGATCGTAACAATCCAATTAACGTTAGCAGAAGCTATGTCATTGTTGTCTGGATCTTTCGAAGCACCAATTATTTTTAACTGAGCTGCACTTGTAGTAAGAGTACCATCATCCAATTCTACGCCTGAAACGTAATTTGGAGATGAACCTGCTGCGTATACAATGTCAGCACAGTTACCAACATCAGTTTGTGCAGAAGCACCTGTGTTGTCTGATTGTACTTCAAACCTTTCATAAGGGTCATCAGCTACAAATCCAACAATGTCTGTTGCAGTGTTAGATGCAGCTAAGTGATTAGCCCATGTAGGTTTGCTTGTAGAAGCGTCAGTATAGAATACACCGTTTAGTGAACCTAATAAAACGTCTCCCGCTGCCGCTACACCAATTGTACCAGTGTTTAACATTTCAACTGGATCCCATTGATAAATAGCTGTCGCAGAAGCTGCAATACTATATTCACTTAAACCTTGATTGTCTCTATTCTGACCTACTTTACCAATTGCTTTCAAACCGAAAGCGGCGTCTTTATTTGCCATAGTAGTTGTCCTCCTTAGACATTTATTAGTTTAAGCGTACTCTGTTGGTTTTAGAAATCTGTAATTAGGACTTCTTAGTACCACCAAAAGTTACACGAGTTTGTCTATCAATATTGATAGGCATACTTGGGTGCTGCTCCTTCATGAGATCGTTGTCAACTGCTTCAACATTGTCCTGACCTTGTTTAACATAATAGTCAGTTCTCTGTTTGGCGATCTCTTCAGGTACCCTTGCCAGCACAAGGCCACCAACTCCGATTACTCCCTTGTATTTGCCATCTTCGACAATCGGATAGTCTGAATCGGGATATTCATCAGCTCTCACTAATTCGTATCCTGATCTTATTCTTCCAGCGATATTCTTAGTATCGTTGAATCCTAAGCTCTCAGCTCTAATCCATCTGTGCCTGAAGCCTGTTGGCGCAGGGGGTGCATCTAAAGATGATGGAGGAGACCAAACTTTGGGTTTGCTTTGCTTCTCCCTAGTTTGACTCGCACGCGAGGTTCTTTTATCATTATTATTTTCCATATGCTTATACCTCCTTCGTGATATTTAATTGTTTCGCATATTCTTCAAGTGGCACACCTAATTTTTTAGCGATTGCTACCTGTGAAGGTGTGAGTTTTACAGTTCTGCGACCAGTTTTCGTAGTTCTTTTTGCCGAAGCAACTGTCTGTACAGGCTTGGTCGTTTCCGTAGGATCTTTTCTATCAAATTTATGCGGAAATTCAAGTCTTATTCTCTTATCTATTTCCGAATAATATTCGTCACTTGATGGGTCATATCCTTCGTCTTCCGTTAACTTTTTATGTAGGTCAAATGCAGTATAAGTCATAGCTGTATCTTGACCAAACCATGCATTCTTAGAAGCCCAATCCTCTGCTTTTGGATCAGGTGTTCCTTGTGCTGCAGGTTTTCTTTCTAAGTTAATATCAGGACTTGGTTTTGACTCCTGT